GGTTATGAAGATTTAGAACAATTAAAAACTCAAGTTGTAGATGATGCTTTTGCTATTATAGATGATAGATTAGCTTATGCAACTAAAGAAAAAGCTTTAGAGATAGCAGAAAATATTGGATGTAAAGGATTCCATGTACACAACTTAGAGGGTAAAGATTGGTATATGCCTTGTGAAAAACATAAACTTAAAGCACCTTGTCAAGCAGGATATGAGCAGTATGGAATGAAAAGAAAAGGTGGAAAACTTGTTCCTAATTGTATACCAATCAAATAAACTTTTAAAGTGGCTAAATATAAAAAAACACCAAGTAGGACAAGTCCTAAGGATGATAGGAGAGCTTGTCTCTGTCCAGATGGTACATACTCAAGAAGGTGTTGTGATGGTAGTCTTATAGCTCAAGGTATTGGAAACGTAACAGGTACAACAGTAACTTCAGAGGCTCTTACTATATCCTCAATTACTATAGACCAAGCAGGAACTATTACACTTCCAACTGCTACTTTTCAAGGTACAAGTTTTGGAACTGTAGGCTCTGTTACTCCTCCAGCATTTGAAGCTGTATCTACTGAAACCTCAAGAACAGTTACAGCAAATGTAACAGTACCAGCAGGATTTACAAACACAGGGAATGTAGTTACAAAAGAAGAAACAGCAACACAACCTTCTAATACAACAGTAGCTCTTAGCTGCTCTGATATTACCATAAGTAGTTTTTCAATATCTCAAGCAGGAGCAATCACTCTACCAAGTATAGACATAGGTACTATTGCAAGTACAACTCCTAAGAGTTATGACCCTGTTACAACTGCAACCACAAGAACTTTAAATGTAAACATAACTGTTCCTACAGGGTATACTAATTCAGGTGCTACATTAGCTTGTACTACAACAGCTACTCAACCAATAGCAACAATATCAAACCCTATAACAAGCAACGTATTTAAATATGTCTTTACAGGTTACCCTTCTGGTATAGTTACTTATAGATTTGCTTATAATACAGCAGGAGATTTTGTAGATTTAAAAGGTATAAGAGGAGAGTTAGGTCAATCAACAGCAATAAATATATCTTCATTTAGTAAACCAGAAATAGTAGACGGAGATGCTGCTAATTTAAGACTTGCAGGAACAGAAGATTCTGCTTTAGCAACAGTAGGAGCTGTAATGTTTAATCAAGGTAATGCTTTGTATTTCTCAAGTACTGCTTTTACATCTCAACAAACAGGCTCTACTGATATAGCTGTTTCATTATATACTAACAATACAGGTATCTCAGGAAGTGATTATGGTTTATTTGACTCTACAAATAGTGTAGGTATTGCAGTGTATACAAGTAGCACTGTTCAAGGTCTGTTGGTTAACATACCTGTATCAGATGCAAGTGGACTTAATCAAAAGTTAGCAAATGGATTCTATACTACTTATAACAACCCAAAACAATTTAAAATAGAAGAAGGAGTAATACAACAGGTATTAGATATTTAAAAATACAACAAACTCTTAATAATCTAATTATATATAAAAGCAGAAAGTATGAAACCCTCAGTACAAAAGATAATAAATAAACTACCAAAAGAAAAAGTAGACTTAGCAACTCAAAAAGTTGATTTATCTATAATAAATAAAGTAAAACAAATGTCTAAAAAATTAGACAAAGGTGTAGAGGATTTACAACTCAGGTTGCAAGATATAAAAGAGGCTAAGGCTTTTTTACAAAGAGACATAAATAAACTTGATGCGTTACACAAACTTGGAAAGAAATTATATTTCCAATATGTAGATGCCTTACAAGATTTAGGATTTGAAGGAGAAAATTCTACTGCTATTAAATTGTTTAATGATACAGAAAAATTACAAAGCAAATTATTAGAAGCTGAAAAATTACTATAAAAATCTAACAAAAAATTAATTATTTATTATATATGTATGAAAGCACTTGATATTATAAACAAAGTAAAAGACCTTGTTGGAGTGGAACTCCAAGAGGAAGTAAAATTAGCTCAAGCTACTTTAGAAAACGGAACTGTAATTGAGGCAGAAAACTTTAGTGAAGGTAATGAGGTATTCATTGTAACAGAAGATGAGAAAGTACCTATGCCTGTAGGAGAGTATACCCTTGAAGATGGAGAAGTTTTAATGATTAAAGAAGAAGGAGTTATAGACTCAGTAGGTGCAAAGGAAGAAGAAAAAGAAGAAGCCTCTGAGGAATTAGAACAAGAACCTCAAGAAGATGTTCAAGAAAACTTAGAGGAGGAAAAAGAAGAAATGAAATACGCAACTAAGACTGAACTTGAAGAAGTAAAGAAATTAGTTGAGGAAGTCAAAGAGATGGTAAAAGGAATGGACACAAAAAAAGAAGAAATGTCTGCTGTTCAAGAACCACCTCAAAAGGTTACTCACTCTCCTGAAAATGAAGTGAAAAAAGAAAGAACGCTGTTAGAAAGTAGAAGAAATGAAACTACTTATGACAGAGTTTTAAGAAGAATTAATAATTTATAATAAGATGAAAAGAAAAGTAGATTTAAGTACAACAACTTCTCTTACTACAACTTATGCTGGTGAGTTTGCAGGACAATATATTAGTGCTGCTTTGCTTTCTGGTAAAACTTTGGGAGAAGATTTGATTACAGTTAAGCCTAATATTGCTTTAAAAGAAGTAATAAAAAAGGTTTCAACTAATGACATCGTAAAAGATGCAAGTTGTGATTTTGACCCAACTTCTACTGTAACTCTTACAGAGAGAATTTTACAGCCAGAGGAGTTTCAAGTAAACTTACAACTTTGTGTTAAAGATTTTATAGGAGATTGGGAAGCTGCTCAAATGGGAGTAAGTCCAATGGGTAGAACATTACCTCCTAAGTTTTCAGATTTCTTAGTTGCTCATGCAGCAGATAAGGTATCTCAAAAAATAGAGCAAAACATTTGGAATGGTACAAATGCAACAGCAGGAGAGTTTGATGGTTTCAAAACAACACTTCTTGCAGATGGAGATGTAGTTGATGTAGCTGGTACAGGTTCAACTTCAGCTAATATAATTACAGAATTAGGTAAAATTGCTGATGCAATTCCTTCTGCTGTCTATGGAAATGAAGATGTCCTTATTTATCTTCCTTCTAATATGTATAGAAATTACATAAGAGCTTTAGGTGGATTTGGTTCTAACGGACTTGGTGCTGCTGGTTATGAAAGCAGAGGAACAAACCAAGACATTCAACCTGCCTTCTTTGATGGTATCAAGGTTGTTAATGTAACAGGTTTAGCAAGTGATACAGCAGTAGCTGCTCAGAAAAGCAACCTTTTCTTTGGCTCTGGCTTACTCTCTGATAATCAGGAAGTTAAGGTTATTGACATGAGAGACATTGATGGAAGCCAAAATGTAAGAGTAGTAATGCGATTTACAGCAGGTATTCAGCATGGTATCGGTTCTGACATTGTATTATACTCGTAATTTTTAAAATATAGATAGATGAGCACAACAATAACACATAGTAATGATGTCGAAAGACAAGTAGAAAACTACCAAGCTATTACCATTGGAGAATCATACACAATGGCAGATAGTGGTAAGACTATTAAAGTATCTGGTACAGGTGGAACAGTAACGCTTCCAGCTCCAACAGAAGGCTTTAATATTAAATTTGTAACAACAGGAGGATTAACATCAGCTAATACTGTAATTGCAGGAGGAACTGCTGACAAGATGGAAGGTTCTATCATTGTTGCAGGTGCTGTAGTAGATGTAGATGCTGCTGACCAACTGAACTTTGTACATACTGCCGACAATTTAGGAGACTTTGTAGAGATTACCTCTGATGGGTCAAACTATTACGTTTCAGGTAATGCACTTGAGTCAGGAGGTATTACAGCAACAGGATAATTATAACAGATAGCTGAAAAGCTACCTAATAAAATCAATAAATTATGGCTTGTACGTTAAGTGTAGGTAGAAAGGTACCATGTAAAGATACAGTAGGAGGAATCAAAGGAGTATACTTTTTTGACTTTGGTTCTATCACTGCAGCTTTTGATAGTACTGATGTAGATGTAGTTGAGGATTTAGGTGCAGTTACTTGTTTTAATTATGAAGTAAAAGGAAATAGTGGATTTGAACAGGCTATTACAAGTTCAAGGGAAAATGGAACAACTTTTTATGAGCAAACATTAAATTTGACTCTTACAAAGCTAACTGTCCAGGACCATAAGGAACTTAGAATATTGTCTGTAGCAAGACCCCATGTAGTAATAGAGGATTATAATGGAAATGCTTTCATTATGGGTCTTGAGCATGGAGCAGATGTTTCTGGAGGAACTATTGTAACAGGAGCTGCTATGGGAGACATGAGTGGTTATACTCTTACGCTATCAGCACAAGAGAAAAAACCTGCTAACTTCTTAGAAGGAGCAACTGCTGCAAATCCATTTGCTGGAATGACTAATACTGTAACAGTAACAGAAGGTACTAACACCTAGTAAACCTTAGATTAATTAAGAGGGGAGGCATTTGTCTCCCTTTTTTTTGTTAATAATTTGTTTATATCAAAAAAGGTTGTATATTTGTGTAAAATAAGTTCTTTAAAATATTAAAAATCTAAAACAGCAAGGTAAAGTATTTGCAACTTTGGTTACTCAGTTGTAAAGGTCAAAATAAAGCAGATATGCTTTTCCTAAAGTTTCAAGCTAATAAGCAGATATGCTTAAGTCTACGGATGATATTAGTGTTCCTTTAGGGCAGCCAATTTAAATGAATAAGTCTTATAAATTTATTCAGCAAATATAATCCTGATAGAGGGGTGTGCTATCTTCTAATATGCTATAAACACCCAAGCATAGAACCCTTACAGAAATGTAGGGGTTTTTTTTATAACAAAATCAAAACTCTTTTATTATATATATATGGTTATTTTACAAGAGAGTAGTTCTGCTCAGAACATAGATTTTATTCCAAGAAGTTTTGTAAGTGGAGGTAGTTATGTAGTTACCATAGATGATGAACAAACAGGTAAAAACATTCACAACGCAACCACTACTAGCATATCAGAAGTTTTATATTTTAACAGATATAACGCTACCTTTACAACCAAACAAGATAACTTTTATGTCTTGACTGTAAAGTCAGGTAGTAGTGTAGTATTCAAAGACAGAATATTCTGCACAAACCAGACTACTTACTCTATCAACAATGGAGAGTATCAACAGACAGAAAGTAATAATGATTTTATATTTGCATAAATGGAAAACGTACATTTAATAAACCTATCAAGTTACAATAGACCTGTCGTAGTAGAGGACAAGAAAAAAGAATATGTAGCCTATGGAGAAGATAACAACTATTATCAATATCTCATAGACAATTTTATAAACTCTACAACTAACAACGCTTCTATAAATGGTATTTCTCAGCTTATTTATGGCAAAGGGGTAGATGCCTTAGACAGTTCTACAAAGACAGAGGAGTATGCAGCACTGAAATCTATATTTAACAATGAATGTCTTAGAAAGATAGCTTTAGATTTAAAACTATTAGGAGAGGCATCATTCCAGGTTATCTACCAAAACAACAAAGTAGTAAAAGCAGAACACTTTCCAAGACAAACACTCAGACCTGAGAAGATGATAGATGGTAACATAAGAGCTTACTACTACTCTCCTGATTGGGCAAACATGAAAAAGTCAGACAAGCCTGATAGAATAGCAGCTTTTGGTTTTGGTAATCAAACAGAACCAGAGATTAAAATAGTTAAGAGATATGTTTCAGGATATGATTATATATGTCCTGTAGATTATGCTGGTTCTTTAGCTTATGCAGAGCTTGAGAGTGAAATATCAGATTATCTAATTAATGATGTACAGTGTGGATTCTCTGGAACTAAGGTTGTAAACTTTAACAATGGAGTACCTGAAAGAGATAAACAGCTACAAGTTAAAAATGATGTAATGAATAAGCTCACAGGGTCAATGGGAGAAAAAGTCATTATAGCTTTTAATAACAACGCTGAGAGTAAAACTACTATTGATGATGTACCTTTAAATGATGCTCCTGCTCACTATGAGTATTTATCAAATGAGGCTGCAAAGAAAATCATGGTAGGTCATAGAATAACCTCTCCTTTACTTTTAGGAATAAGAGATGACAATAATGGACTTGGAAATAATGCAGATGAGATAAGAACAGCTTCACTGCTGTTTCAAAACACTACTATTAGACCTTATCAAGACCTTATAGTGGACTGTATGGACTCTATTCTTGCAGTTAATGATATTAGTCTAAAATTATATTTTGTTACGTTACAGCCTCTTGAATTTATTGATACAGAAAATGCAGTAACTAAAGAAGCTAAGGAAGAAGAAACAGGAGTCAAACTTGCAGCAGTTCCTACAGATGTAGCAAATGCACTTATAGACTTAGGAGAAGATGAAGATTTAGAAAATTGGGACTTGGTAGATGAAAGAAAGGTAGATTATGACCAAGAGGAAACACTAGACAAAATGATAGGACTTGCCTCTACAGGAAGTGCAAGACCAAATTCTAAAAGTGAACAAGATAAAGATATAGGAGACCTAAGATTTAAAGTAAGGTATCAATATGCACCTCTTAGAAGTGATAGTGAAAGCAGAGACTTTTGTGTAAAAATGGCAGCAGCAGGTAAAATCTACAGAAAAGAAGATATTATCTCTATGGAGAACAAGGTAGTTAATGCAGGATGGGGACCTAAAGGCTCAAGAAATAAATATTCTATTTGGTTTTATAAAGGAGGAGGTTCATGTAGACATTTTTGGATGAGAAAAACTTACATGGCTAAAGGAGTTAACCCCGATGCTAAAAACCCAAGAGCAGAGGTTTCAGTAAATGAAGCTAAAGCAGAAGGTTTAGAACCTGTAAAAAATGATTCTAAAGTAGCTAAAAGAACAAGAGACCAGGTAAACAGAGGTTTTTTGCAACCAAAGAATTTTAAAACACCAAGAAGTAAAGGAGTATAGATATGGCAACAGGATTAATGATTTCTCGTAAAGATATAGTCAAGTTCACTTCTTTGAATGGTAACATTGACACTGATAAGTTTATACAATATATTCTTATAGCACAACAGACCCACATACAGAACTATTTAGGTTCTAAACTATATGATAAAATAAAAGCTGACATAGAAGGTTCATCTCTTGGAGGTAACTATCTAACATTAGTAAACACCTATATAAAACCAATGCTTTGTCATTGGGCACTTGTAGAGTTCCTACCTTATGCAGCGTACACAATATCCAACAAAGGTATATTTAAACACAATTCTGAAAATGCTACCAATGCAGATAAGAATGAAGTAGACTTTTTAATAGAAAAGGAAAGAAATATAGCACAGTATTACACAGATAGATTTGTAGACTTTATGAGTTTTGAAGCATCTACAAAATACCCTGAGTATTACACCAATAACAATGATGATGTATTTCCTGACAAAAACAGTTATGGATTTAGTGGATGGGTACTGTAAAAAGTTATAAAAATAAAGATAAGAATATCCAAAAGCTTAGAGAGTTTTTGAAAAAAGGATATATAACAAAAAAAGAAAAAAAGTATTATTAATATATGGCAAATACAATAAATTGGGGTAAGGTATATTGTGAGATGGTTACAAATAAATCTTGGGGAGACGAGGTTTATACCACAAACGCAATAAATGACCTATCAGCTCCAAGTTGTTGGACTACATTTACAATAAGTGCAGACACAACATTGTATAGTGCCGATACAACAAGTTTAACAGCAGATATAGAATTTATTTGATTATGGCAAAGACTAACGTAAATACAGGTAGTGGAGCTAATGCAGGGGATGGAGACCCTTTAAGAACAGCTTTTACCTCTTTAAATTCCAATACAGACGAGATATACTCTTTGTTTGGTAATGGAAGCACACTTGCAATAAGTGGAGATGCTACTGTTTCAGGAGGAGCTTTAACTATTGCTAATGATGCAGTAGAACACGCTATGCTTGAACCAAGATACACTGCAAAAGCAACAAGCACAGCAACAGGTAGCCAAAATTTAGACGCTTCTACTGCTACTACTTTCCTTCTTACAGGTAATGTAGCAACAGCTACCCTTACAATACAAAACATGAAACTAGGGCAGGTTATAGACATTGTACTTTCTGGAACTCTAAGTAGTGCAGTAATTACACTTGCAACAAATTTTACAAGTACAACCATAAACAAAGTAGGAAGTACAGACTTAGACCAATCTGCTACCAATGTTATACAGGTAGTTTGTATTGATGACACAACCTCAGCAGCTATTGTAAACTATTCTATTAACACCTTTGCAGCAGATACAACACCATAATTATGAAAGCTCGAAAAACAAAAAACGGAATTACTACTTACCCTGTACTACCTTCTACTTGGAATGGCAAGAAAGGACATATTGTAAACTTTAGAAATGCAGACAAAAAGACTTTAGAATCAGAAGGATTTTATGATGTAGTTCAGCCTTCTTATAATGCACAAACTCAAAACATTGGTGGTATAGAGTGGGATAGTAAGAAGAAAGTATTTACACGCAAAGTAACTGATATTGATTTTTCTGCAACCCATGAAGTAACAGAAGAAAAAGATGGTAAAATAGTTAAGACAGGGGAAGTTAAAAACACCTATGATGTTGATATTAAAAAAACACAACTTATAAAAGTCTTAAAAGATAACGCTAATAAACTTTTATCAAATACAGATTGGCAAGTAACTAGAAAGGCAGAAAGGGATATTGCTATTGGTGATGATGTTAAAACAAAACGTGCAGAAATAATAGCTGAATATGATAAAAAGAAAAAACAAATAAATGCTAA